TTCCCATCTGGATGAGTTCTTTCTATCAACAGACGTTGATTGTAATCCATTTCACGAAGTTCAACTTCAGTGTAGTCAAGTTTTCCTGCTAAAATGTCTTTAGCGGTTTGAACATATGCAGGTAACTCTACTTTAGGACCGAATTTAGCTTGTGCTATTTTGATGCGATTATTTAAATCGCTTTCAGTCATTTCGGGTTCTAGCAGTTTCTCTAATGGCAGTATTTCTTCGATGCTAGTTGCTGTATCTGCAGCGGTCACTGTGTCCTTTAAGTTGTTCCAAACAGTCTCAAACTCTGGTGATATCCGCTTATTACCTGCCCGGATATTTCTATCCATGGCATTGTACTCATCAAGAGTACTGATGTTTGAAATATCAATCTCATCGAATGGGCGTTCCGTAACATTGAACTGCATACCGGCGGGGATATTGCGGTCTTGCTCCGTGCCAGTGTTATAGTTTAGCAACTCACCTTTTTCATCAGACAGGTATACTTGGCCTGTCATGAATGCCTGATTAAAGTCATCGGCTTGTCGGAATGGTGAATTTTCACCAAACCCTAGTTTTTGTGTGGCAAAATCTCGCTTCACCTCTGCCACGGTCATACCGGAGACATCTTTTGTTTTCCAACCTGGAAATGTTAAAGTCCCATCAGCTTGCACTGTGGCAGTAACTTTTTGAAGTTGCCGTGATTTTTTAGCGGATGACACTTCTCGCCTGTCATTCGGGCCACCCGCACCACCTTTTTGGATGTCATATCCTTGGCTTAATTCAAAAGTTAAACTCTGCCCCGGCTTCAGTGTAGCAAGCGGGTCAGGGCCGGTTGCTCCCGCTGTCTGCACATCATTAGAACTGAATACGCCGGTTTCAACTGATGCGATAATCTTATCAATCTCAGCATCACTGACATCGGCGGGGTCTTTAACACCCTCCCACGTATTTCTAATAGACGCTCGTTTTTCCTCTTGCGTATTGGCCCTACTTAGATTGTCCGAAGCCAGCCACAGGAATAAAGCGTCTTGGGTTTCTTCGTTAAAAATAGTTTTATCGGTAATCTTTAAGGTTTTAAATGCACCTTTCTCTTTCATTTCTCGCAGAGTCTTACCAACAAATTGATATTTACCGGCAGGAGTAGAAGGCAATCCACTTGTAGAGGCCTCAGTGCCGGGAGGCATGTTTGCCTGTGACCACTTACTGTATGTACCGCCAGCAGCTTGTAGTTCAAACAATTCTTCCATATTCATTTGAGATACAGGTTTTTTAGGAGTAAAGTTTACACTCTTGCCGTTATTCATGCCCACCAAAAGGGCGTCTATATTACCGCCGCTTTCCGGGCCAGTAAGTGCAGAGAATGCGTCAGGCATTGCAGTAGCAGCCTGTGGCATAGGGCCAACAGTTTCGTAGGCTTGCGTTGGAACAATAGTGCCTTCTTCAATACCAGTTTTAAAATATTCACCAACCTGAAGTGAAGTATTGCCGCCTTTGATTAATGTAAATGCCTTTTGGTATGCTGCATCTGAATACGGAATATTATGAAACTCTAATGCCGCTTTAGCTGCAGCTTGATTGTCCTTATCTTCGTCTTCCCGCTTTTGGCGAAGGGATTTTTCTTCTTTTAATTCTGCAACCTTCAACTTATCAGCAGCCAATTTAGCCGCATAATCACGGTCTGCCTTCTTCTGCACTCCCGCTGCATATGTGGTAGCGAAGCCTTCTAAAAAGCTGCCGAATTTATCCGGGCTTTTTCTATAATTAATTTCACCCGAAGCTACACCCGCTTGAACATCACGCCAACCCATCGACAGGCTCCTCTTCCATAACTTCTTCTTCTACAATGCCAAGCATAGCAGCTTGCTCATCCTCTGATGCCGGGTCTATTTCTTCAGCAGAAACTGCGCCCATAATCCCGCCGGTATCTGGCCCACTCGCTGCCTCTTCAACAGGCTCTTCTGGAAGGTCATCATCTTCTGTTTCAATGATGCCCAGCGCCATTTTCAACGCTGTGGGGGTGATAGAAATACGGTCTGTGTCTTCAATACCAACTTCATATTTGATGCCTTGGCTATCAGCTACGATACTGATGTAACGGGCTAATGGCCCTGCCATAAGGATTGCTAGATCAATCGGGAATTTGCCACGGGAAATGCCCTGCATGAGCAAGGTGCTTACAACCGTGGTTAGTTGAGTATCTATTTCTAATAAGCTGAATACTAGTTCATGTTCATCAGGATCATCCAACTTGCGGATCATGTAATCTACAGCTTCATCATATTCTGTAATGTCTGGTGGACGATGCCATGGATAATTCTTTGTATCGGATGCGTAATTGGAGCCGGGGATTGGTGCGTCAAACATCGATGCCATCAGCCATCTCCTTTTTAGCTTTTTTCTTGCCAGCCTTTTTAGGCTCATCATCCATCAGTTCAGCTTCCAGATCATCGAAGTATTCCGGGGTGTGGAATATTCCATCACTCATCAATTCCCCGGTAGCTTCAGGCATTTTACCTGCCATGAAAGCTTTCACAGACTTTTTAACCGCATCTTCAAACTTCATTTTGCCGCTCCGATATCTTCTGGGCTTGCTGTCTAATTTCTTCTCGTTGCCGTTCCAGTTCAATAAACTGACGATCAACTTCACTTGTGCCGGGGAGTGGAATTACTTTGTCACTCAATTGGGAAGCGCCCCATAGTTTACCATGAGGAAGCCGTGCGGCCCTTTAACAATTGCCTCTGGATGCGTTTTCTGAACTTCCTGCGCCATTACCCCAAACGTAGGACCATTGTTTAAGCCCCGGCGTATAGCTTCTGCATTCCAATCCCACGTATAATAACGGATACCGTTCTGCGTTTCTAAGTGTTCAATGTTTTCTTTTAAACGTATGTCGGAAAACTTAGTAATTCCTGCAGCTATGATAGTACCAATTGCCGCATACTTACCGCTTTTAGAACTTCCACCACTGGCTTGTGCAGATAGTTGTGCAGCAAGAATATTAGCATCTCTAGTTGATTCAGCTTCAGCCCCTCGGTAAATATAATCCAACATATTATCGACACGATCCCACATGCGGTTCATGGCCTCTGTGCTGATATCCAACGTGTTTTTTACATCCGTTGAGTGCGCTTCAAATTGCATTTGACTGTTGGTTGTCGATACAGTCTGACGCCATTTAGCATTAGCAAGATCAATGTTGTATTGCATGGATGCATAAAACCGCTGTCGGGCGTCTTCCATAGTGCTATTAAACTCAGATGCATCATTAATTTCACCGGTATTGAAACGGTTCATGGAATTGATTTGCTCAGACCGGTTCATCGAAATTGTTGTATTCATCTGATCATAATATTTTTGAAAATCATTAGCAGTTTCTGCTGAAAACAGGCGCTGGGCATTTATGACTGATTGATCAGTCAGTAAGGCTTCCACCATGGCTTGTGTATTAATAACTTCAGCTTGCTGTTCATTTGTTAGATTAGCCATATCCATTTCTAAAAATGATTTAGCATTCTGTACTAACGCAGCTTGTCTATTATCTAAATTAGCCACTTCAAATTGAGCCATGACATTTGCTTTATTAATAATAGACTGTTGCCGATTATCTAAATTTTTAACTGTCAGGGTTTGAAAGAATGCCGCATCTTTTTCAGCTACGCCTAGTGTGGCTTCCATCAGTGCGGTAGCCATAGCAGCGGTTTGTGCAGTCCCGGTAATACCGCTGAAAGCCATTGTTTTCGAGGTGTCACGGGCTATTGATTGCGCCCATGCAGGTATTTTGGGTTGACCATTGCTGTCTTTAAATTCATCGCTGATGATCTTCATCTGACCAAGAACAGTGGCCTTTGAATCTGTGTAGTTACCTTCCCCCAGCTTTTGAGCCAGAAGCTTCCCGCTGATGGTCGAGGTATCAATCATCTGGGAGATGTCTTGTGTAGCGAAGTTATTTATAGCCTCACCAGTAACCGATATTGTGCCATCAGCATTTACGCCTGTACCCGCACCCTGCATGTCGATCTGTGCGGCATCTACAAGGTTTTCATCTCTGATTGTACCAGTTGCAGCATCAACCGTTGTTACATCAGTTCCCATGCGGTCTGTGACAGTATCAGCAGTGAAGTCTGTTATCGTTCCCTGCGTGACATCTCCAGAGGTGCTAATGACAGCAGTAGCTGGATCAACCGCTACATCATCACCTAGACCGTATCGTGTATCGTATGGATCAAGGTTTGTTCCACTAGTTTCTGGATCAATATTGGGAACAACGTCACTCAGATTAATGTTACGGTCATTCAGCCACTTAGTGGGATCAGCCATTAGTTCAGCAATCTGTGCATCAGATTCAACCATACCGGCTGTCTTGGCGTATTCTAATACGGCGTTAGGATCGAATGGGGTGCTTTTGGGTGTGGCAGGGGCTACCGTGGCCGGGGCATATACAAGGCCACCGGCTGCACCGCCGGTAGACTCATCGTACAGAGCGTCATAAGTATCAAACTCTAATTTACCTGTAGTAGGATTTATTGATTTACCACTATGGTATTCATTCCAATTCTCTGCCCCAGACTCAGTCTTATTTTTCTCTTGGTAAGATTTGAAATCTGACAGAGCGTTTGAGACCGTGTCTTTGATAGACTGCCCAATGCCTTTTTCTGCTTCAGCCATTAGATTTTATCCTTTTCTTCATGGCACCGCCGAATACGGTCACGCAAATAAACATAGTTTCCGATTGCTTCTTCAATCGCCCGATTGTTAGGCGGTAGGCTTTCGATTTCATCGGCTAGATTGTTGTTGAATGCCTCAGAATACTGCTTCAATTGTGGGCAGTATATTTCAAGCTGAGTTCTATAAACCGTTTGAGCGCAACCGGTCAGTGACAGACTTACGATCAGTAAGAGCATCGTCCTCATGTTCAGACATAGCCTTATAAAAATTAGTGGATTTCTTTTGTGCCTGAAGATCGTCTTCTAGCACTTTAGTCTTCTCTGCAGCCCGTCCTCTGACCCTCCCCATCACGTAGATAATAGGCAGGGCGAGGGCTAAAGTAGCGATAATGTAGGTTTTGATTTTACCAAAAATAAACATCAGTGAACCCCGTCACTATGATCCTTAAATCTTGCGTATGCTGCTAGACCAATGCCGCCGATTGCACACACCAGGAACAAGACTTTCAAGCTATCTGCGTAAGGCAGTAAGCCTTGCAGTTGCCCGGATATTTCATTCATAGCTGTGGCAGCACCAGCGATACCGGCACCAGCCATTGTTTTACTTTTAGCTAGTGATTTAGGTGCCGCTGCAGATACTTTCTGTGGCATCTCTGAGCCGCCCTCATCACTAGGCAGTCCTGCATCAGAACTAAACAAAGCACCTTCTGCAGCCCGTCTGCGAGTGAGGCCATTTAATGGTACAAGCTTGCCGTCTACACGGGCTTTATTCCATCGATTTAATTGTTCAGGGACTTCGTCATACAGTCCTTTATTCAGCTTTTTTAACAGCGTTGAACTTTGGAAGTTTGCCCCCGCACCGATATTGAATACCCAGCTAGTGAGAGCATCATATTGATATTGCGTGAGCGGAACATTTACATGTCGTTTTACTGCTTTTCCATGTTCTGCAATATCTTCTAAAAGCCGCTGTTCAGCCTCTTCAACTGTTATCTTCATACCAGAACGGACGCCTTTGCAGCTGCCCCATCCAATCGTCCACTTCCCTGCTGGACAACGATAGCTGCTGATCATTCCATCGTCTTGAACACGATGCAGACCTTCAAACTTCTTGATTAAGTTTAGTCCCTGTGGAGATATTTTCTGTGGGTGCATGATAATCCTATGTGGTCATGTATGCGGAAGCTATACCGGCCCGTGTACCTACCGGTGTCAGCGAAGTGTTTGCAGCGGATGCTTTGCTCACCTGACTTAGAATATTCAGGGATTGAGCAATGTTAATATTCTGGGAGCCAACCGGCTGTCCCAAACTATTGAATGAGTTGAGCGTCAGGTTCCCCTGATTATCCATAGAACGGACAATTCTATTTCCTGAACGATCAACAGTGGTTGGAATTAATGCGCCATTATTATCAAAGCTAGTTCCCAAATTAGCAAAGTTCTGACGCATTCCCTGATCTAGCTTTGGATTACTTGCTGCTTCGACTGCAGCATTTTTAGCCTGATTAATTTGAATGGCTTGTACGTTACGAGCAATTTCAGCAGCTTTAACTTCTTCAGCATTCGCTGTTCTAGCCATGTCATTGCGAAGAGTTTGATTGGCATTAGCATTTGCTGTCTGCATGTCAGCACGGGTATTCTGCGCCAAGTTAGTATCATCACTGTACCGGTCTACATAGTCATCAAATGATGATACAAATGAATCTTGCCCGGACTGCAGAGCGTCCTGATTAGTCAGGGACTGTGCTGCATATGCATCGGCTGTAGCACCCATGGTGTCTAGCTGCGTTCCTAAACCTTGCTGACCTTCTAGCACATTAGCTTGTGTATTAGTTAGCTGAGTAGAGGCATCTCCAAAACCTTGTGCAAGGGCGGTGGCAGCATCAGTAAATCCGGTATTAACCGCCGCTGCATTGTCAGCAAAACCTGCAGACATATTAGCATTTACATCAGTGAAGCCCTGCGCTTGATCTTGAAAGCCTTGATCCACAGCAGTCTGCATATTTACGTTTGCCTGGTCTACTGTATCAAACCGAGTGCCTACACCGGCAAATCCAGCATCTTGTCCGGTCTTCAGACCAGTTATACCTGTATTAATATTTGCTGCATTTGTTGCCATATTCGTATTTACTGTATCGAAACCGGTGGTTTGATTTGCGCTTACTGTGTCGAGAGCAGATGAAATATCAGCAAATCCAGTATTTAGTCCGGTGTTTACGCCAGTGATACCTGTAGAAAGATCAGCAATACCGGTATTCACTCCAGTAAAACCGGTATCTAGGTTGGTTCCGATTGTGGCAGCTTCATTGTACAGCCCGGTTGCTGCTGTAGGGTCAG